TAAATTAAAGAGGTATTTGTGCCAGTAGATGCTCCAGAAGCACAGTTAAGCTCAATTTCAACAGGAGCATAACTACCTGAAGAAGTGCCTGCTGAAAGGGTCAATTCAGCCACAAAAGCTGAACCTAAACCAGTCGTGCGACCTGTAGCACCATAGGTAACTTGGGCTTTTAGGGCGTTAGAAAACGAACCCAAAGCTACGTTGGTATCCATCTCAAACAAAGTACGTCCACCCGTGCCGCCAACACCCGTCATTGTGACAGAAGTAGTACTAGCATTAAATGTAGCTGCACCTGTAGAGGTATTGGTAATGTCGGTGATAAAGCCGTTGTCGGATGCCACTGGACCCGAAAAGGTAGTTCTTGCCATATTTGAAAATCTCCGTGTTATAGCACATCCTCGTATCGTCTCTATAACGTCTGCTAGGTCAGTCGATACAAGTAAAAAATTCCTAGACGTACCGTAATCTTACTACTTTTTTGGCTTTGTGCAAGTAATTTACACAAATAAAAAACCCCGCTTTTTGGGCGGGGTCTATACAACTTAGGTGCTGCTTAAGCGCCTGGTGAACCCCACATACCTAATGGATCAGAGAATCCAAAAGAATAACGCTCACGAGACTTGTAACGGACGTTACCAGTATCGAAGTCACCATCCATGCCAGTGCTCAAAGGAGTACGAACAAAATGCTTCATACCATTTGGAACATCGGTGCAGATGAAGTAAGCATTGGTGTCGGTCAAGTAGTTATTAACTGTATAACCTTCTGGAATTGAACCATTGTTTACGATAGCGTTAATGTCATTGTCAGCAGTACCAACACGCAATTGAGTTTCGAGCAAACGAGTTGCAACGAACTGCAATGATGGTGGAACAACTAACTTCTTAGGTTTAGCAGCGATTAACAAGCCACGCTCATCTGTCCAAGCAGCGATCTGAATAACTGCGGCTTCCAAAGAAGTCTCATTCAAGTCAGCAGGAGTAGATTGAGTGTTGCTGTTTGTACCACCAGAAACCAATGGGTGGGCTGTTGAGAACAAAGCCACGCCGTCACCACCAGCATATACGCCAGCAGTGAAACCGTTGTTTAGAACGGAAGCTGCTTTAGTTTGCTTTGTGTAAGCCATAGCACGAGCCAAAGCCTTTGTATAACGAGCTGAAAGGCTGTCATACAAGTTGTCTTCGATTGCTTCTTCTGTTAGAGAGAAGCCAAGTGCGATAGTTTCGTGGTTGTAACGAGCTGTGAATGCCTCTTGTGCATTGTCATAAGCGATGGCAGAGCCTTCGTTTTTAACAGGAGCAGCTGAGAAGCCTGATAGCTTTGTCTCTTCTTCGAACGAACGCTCAGAGGTCTCAGTATTGTAGATCTCTTTGTGTTGTTCACCATATGTTGCGTACTCAAGACCGAACAATGCGTTCAGACCTGGGAGCAACTCTTTCAGTAGTTGTGCACGTGAAATAGCCATTTTTTAAGCTCCTTATACGCCAGTTGGGTTTGTATACTGATGACTGTTGATATTGATCTTAACAATAAATTCAACAAATGTATCAGTGCCAGTTGCAGTGTCTCTTACCACATCAATAATGCGGATAGGTAGAGTACTAGTAGTGTCTTGCGTACCTTCATCAATCGCTACAGCAGAGTTACCAGTAGTGGTAGATCCAGCGTTTTGAATCAGAGCAATGTTATTACCAATAGCAGAAATGCCCATTCCAGCCACGGTTGTGCCTGAAGAACAAGAGACTACTTTGAACAATGTGTCAGGATCATCCGCAACCACTGCAAAAATCTGCGTTCCAGTTTTAATTGCTTGAGAAGCTGGATAAAACTGTTGTTGTTGAACTTGACCAGTTGAAGAATTAGTGAAACTAACACCTAAAAACACACCGCAAGGCGTGGCTGTAGTTGTACCAGTATCTTTTTCAATTGTTCCATCTGCTACACGTTTTACTAAATCGCCATAGAAAATGTTCGTGGCATAGCCACTTGCAATTTGCATTTGACGAGTTGAACCCGCAAAGACTTGACCGCCAATTAAATTGATTGGTTTTAGTCCATACGGTTTGTCTACGGTTGGGTAGGCCATATTAAACTCCTAAATTAAAATTAAAATTAACTGCCTTTACCAAACGTTGTCGTAGATTTTCTCTCACTAAAGAGAGGCATCCTTGGGTCACTTTGGCGCATAAGACTACTGTCTACAGCGTCCATTTGGTTTTCGGCTTGCCTTTGGTAATGATTGTTGCGCTGGCTAACAAATTCATCTGGAGTCTTGCAAAGCAATAATCCACCAATCTCAATGTTATCCTTAAAGCGGCTATTGGGGTCAATTAACAACTGAAACTTAGGTTGCTCTTCAGCTCTAACGGGTTCCCATCCTTCTCTGAGTTTGGCAGAGAGATTGCGAGGATCCGCACTGTTTAAAGTAGATACCCTGATCCAACGATATGCAAAACCTGCTTGCTTATCTGGTTCTGGCAACAGCTCTGGTGGTTTCCATGCTTCTGGACGCACTGATTGTTGACGAGTTTCTATTTCACGAGGTTTTCTGTTTTCAGCCATTTTTGGACTCCAATTTTGTAAGTTCACGAGCGTATTGCTCTGGTGTTAGATTAAATTTCTTTGCCAGTTGTAACTGCGTTGGCGTAAGTCTGACTTTTTTTGGAGAGGTAGACCTAGTGGCTGGCGCAACTACTGTGCTCGGCTTACTAGTTTTTGTAGAGGATTTGGTCTCTACCTCAGAAGAGTATTTGGTCTCTTCAGATGCCCCAAATTTCTCTGGGAAGCGTTGACGCATTTCTTTGTCAATCACGCCATAATAGTGATCAGAGCCTATTGCTACTCCTTCACGCTCAAGGCGTCTATGAATACCCATTGCTAGGTAACTCATATCATCATCGGTCCCGTACCACTGGTTTTTGTCCAGCCACGATTGGGTTTTTGAGTCCAAACGTTGGGTTTGTGGTATTTGTACCTCATTTTCTTGAGATTGTAAAGCCTCTTGTGAAAATTCTGGTTGGTATCTTTCTACCTCCTGAACCTTCATTTTAATTTCGGTCAGTTTTTCTTGAGCATCAACCAAAAGATCAGAGTCTCCAGAGTTATAAGCATCTTTATAAGCCTGTTTAGCCTGCTCTAATTCACGAGAAACGTTTTCTTTGTAATTGTTTACAAGAGTCTGCTCACCAGCTGACAGTTTTGTCTTAAGCCGCTTGTTTTCCTCAATAATTTTTTGAGCAAAATCAACCGCCTCTTGACGTTCTTTATCAGCAGCGTCTTTGGCTCTGCGTTCATCGTTGTAGACCTTTTTCATCTGCAACAACTTCTTCTTTGCCTCTCCAGTGAAGGCTTCTAGGTCATCGTTATCAAGTTCGTCAACGATTTCCTTAGGCATAGGCTCTGCATTAGCCCTGTCTTCTTCTGGTGTATCGTCTATAACCTCAATTTCAATAGGCTCTAGCTCTTCGTCTTGCGACTTTGTTTTATTAATTTCATCTGGGAATTTATATTCCGTCATTTCCATATCTGCCATTATTTTCTCCTTATGCTCTGGTTATGCCACGGGGATCTTCGACTATTCCTTCGACAGAATCGTCATTAATAATCCTAAATTCACGTCCGTGGATCTTTAATCGTGTGCCAGAGTTTGGTCTGGCTAGGATAAAGTCACCTTCTTTGCACCATGGTCCAGTTGGAAAGCGTTTTTCGTCCTTGTAGCAATCTGGACCCAGCTTAACTACGAAAAATACGGTAGAAAGTAGCTCTTCTGTATGCATAACGGAATCAGCTTTGATGAGTCCGCTTTCATATTCCTTCTCTTGCTCTGGAATAGCTACCAAAATACGGTATCCAGAAGGCTCAGGAAGTACTTTTGCCTTTTCTTCGTTGGTTGAACTAAGGTTTACTGCTCCTACAACTTGTGGCTGATTGGGATTTGAGCCAATCAGTATCGTTGTATCACTCATTCGAGTTCTCCATTCTAAATTTAAGGTCTGTAATTGTTAAACATGCGGACTCAAGACCTCTAATTTGCCCACATGCGTACTTATATTCCTCAAAATTCATACAATTTCCCGCTGCAACAGCTTTTTGGAGCATATCTATGCGGTCTTTGTACTCACTTAAGAGGTAATCTAAATTTTGATCCACTATCGTTTCCCTGTTTGAGGTTTATTAACACTGGCTACTGCTTGCATTGCTTTGAGTTCTAGCTCTTGCTTATCTTTTTGTTGTTTGGACATTAGATTGGCTTGGGCTATACGCTCTTGTGAAGCAATTCTTTCTTTCTCAATCTGAAGTTGAGCTGCTTTGGCAGCTGCATCAGATTGGTCTTTCTGCATTTTCCGTTGTTCCTCTTGCTGTTTGAGTTCGAGTTCCTTGGCTTGCATTTGAATGACTGGATCTTGGGCTGCTTGTTGGGCTTGCTGTGCAGCCACTTCGGTTTTGTTGCGATTTAACAATGCGTCCGAGGCTTGTGCAGCCATTCTAGAGATTTGTACTTCCATATCTCTTGGCATGCCTTCTTCGTTTTCCTCTTCGCCACTAGGCAATGGAACGCCCATCATATCTTCCATTTGCTTGCGGTATTCAAAGGCTAAGTGCTGTTGAATATGCGCCATTGCAGCTGCAGCAATAGCCTGAGCTTGTGGGTTTTGACCAATTAACTGAGCCAGCTTAGGATCTTGCATGGCGTTCATATGCACTTGAATGTGCGCCTGATGGTCTTGATATAGGAAAGCCTTGACGGGTTTCATGTTCATGATGTTCATGTTTTCCGTTACAGGATCTTCTGGCATCTGGTCGTCTTCTATCTTAACCAGCTTCTTAGCGTTCTTAATTCCTAGAACTTCTAACATCTGGCGGTGCAATTGACCTAAGTCGTACAGCTGCGGAGCTTGCTGGGCAAGCTGCAGAACGGCTTGATACTGAACTACCTTTTGGCTCATCGTAGCGGCATTAGGATCGCTGACAGGGATGACGTCCACATTGTCGTAATCTTCTTGTTTAGCAAAACGAGTGCCAACGTCAGGTGTGTAGTTGTACTGGTCAGGTGTGTAATCACGGATAATGTCTTTTAAGAGCTTTAGCTCTTGTTTCATCGAATAGTGAACACGAGCCTGAACCGCAGACATAACCTTTAGAGTACGCTCTAGAATAGCCAAGGTCGTACCAACGGGCGTGTTGGCTGACATATCGGCAATCTTCATATCTGAAGCAGAGGCGAATCTACGTCCTTCTTCTACAATTGTGCCAAGCAAACTATAGAGAACTTGTGATGGTTCTTTATATGGCAATGGCAGAATGTTATCTTTAAGCACTCCGCTTGGTACGTCAACGTCTCGGAATTCTCCAGGACTGATTGGGGTGTCATCGCCTTTGATACGCAATCCACGGGCTTTGAAACCACCTGGCAAGTTTGAAAGCGTTCCAGCATCGACCAGCTGCCGAATGATAGACGTTCCAGACTTTGCAAAGGCGCCAACAAGATGAATGAGGCCAAAGCAGTAAAAGCCAAAGCCAGGAACGTAGCCGTAATGCACGAAGTGATTGCGTTTTTGTTTGGTTTCATCTTCAGGTCTCCAGTTTCTGCGGATGGCTAAAACTTTTTGACTGCCTTTTTCCACAGTAACAATGTAAGGAAGAGCGATGCCAGTAGGTTCGCCATCTTCATCCTCATCTTCAAAACCTTCAATATCAAGGTTTACTTGAATTTCTAAGAGCTTATAGCGATCATCGGAGGTTGCTTGGAATCCCATCTTCTCAGCAATCTTCTTTTCTACTTCATCAAACGCAGAAGAAGGTTCGCCTAAATCAATGTCTCGATAGAATCCTGCAACCTGCAGTTTGCGTAGTTCGTTCTCAGTCTTACGCATAACGTGGGTCACACGCTCTGCACTTTGAAGGTCAGATGCGCCATAAGGAACAATCAGATCTTCGGCTGGCACAAACAAAGCTACTTGGCGGTTCAGGGAAGGATCAAAGTAAACCTTCTTAAAGGCGTTACCTGAAAGACCTAGACCCCAACACATACGCTCATGCTCTGGGCGGTACTCTGGCATCTTCTCTGTAATTTGGTAGTTCATGTCCTTTTGGACACGATCAGCAGAAGCCAGAATCTCTGGCGTTTCTTTGCCAACAATCACGGTTTTTACTGGACCAGCTGGAGGTAAGGTTTCCATGACCGTCTCAGCTTGAAACTTAACAAGTGCTTCGGAAAGCAGGGGATGATACACACCGCAAGCGCCTTCCCATGGCTCAGAACGAATTTCAATCTTCATTCCCAATAGCTCAATGCCATCGGTGTAAGTCTGCATCCATTCTTTACGGGAACTAACGTCACCCTCTACATCGCCCAGAAGATCATTGCACATCTGGGATAAATACCCTTCGTCTATGTATTCGGCAAGGTTGGCATCAAAATCATCGGCAGTTTCTTCTTCTGGTTTGATCTCAATTTCTAAGCCGTCAATCCCAATTCGGACTGCTTCTGGATCTTCAATTTCAATCTCGATAGGTTCCATGGCGGCAGCTGCTGCCTCAAGACCTTGGGGTAATTCGTAGAGTGCTTTATCAATTGCCATAATATTTCCTTAGTAATAACTTACTGGTCGTTTAGATTTAAAGTACCGTTGCTCATCTGGTTCATCGCTTTGGAGTCGGATAAATCCTCCCTTACGAAATCTCAATAGCGCTTGTGTTGACGAGTCAACCAAGTCATCGTGGTCAGAGTTTGGAAATGCTGCCATCTCTTCTATCACTTCTTCTGCCCAACGCTTTCTTGGCGCCCATACTTTTCCTGATGCAAACATGTCTGCTACAGAGTTTACACGGGAGATCTTGTCATTACCACGGGTAGGTGTAAATTCTTGTACAGGAATACCCATGGATCTTAGCTCAAATATAAGGGGAGCACCAGAGGCTTTTGCTTCCACAATGAACGCATCGGGTTCCCATTCTTGGTACATTTCCATGGCTCGCTTCTTTAATTCTGGAAACTCTAGCCTTTCTTTGAGAGCGTCTAACAGAATAATGTGGGCGTCATTTGGATCTTCGTTCATATAAAAGACACCCCAGGTCGTACACGCTGAGTAGTCTGAACGCTCGTTTTTAGTGAAGGCGGTATCCCAAGACTGAATAACAAAATCGCATTGCGGGGGATTTTCTTTGTCCCAGATTTGCCACCATTCTCGTTTAACTAGGGCGCCTTCTTCTGAGCTGGGGTCCTGCTGATACTGGGCTGACCATTTAGAAATCGGCAGTTCATTGCGTAGTTTTTCTAATTCATCTAGGCTCCAGAACTCAGGCCATAAAGGATTACCTGAAGGCAGAATCGCTGGAAGATTGATCACTTCCCATTCGTCTCCGTCTCGCTCGACCATGGACTGAAGGACTCTGCCCGTTAGATCTCGTTTAGACCAGCGGGTCATAACGATGACGATTGAGCCACCTGGCTGTAGACGCTGGCGTGGACCAGAGCCGTACCATTCAAAGATTTTGTCGTAAACCGTTGGATCAGATGCTGCTAACGCTGCCTCCTGCTCCGAGTGCGGATCGTCAATAATGAGCAGATCAGCGCCTTTACCTGTAACGGTACCGCCCACACCAATAGCAAAATAATCACCATTAGCGTTAGTAGCCCATCGACCAGCAGCCTTACTGTCATGGCGCAAAGCAACATTCGGAAAGATCTTTCCATAGACATCCCCGTCTACTAAGTTACGCACCTTCCGTCCGAACCCAACTGCGAGTTCGGCTGTGTTAGAACACTGGATAATTTTCTTATGAGGAAACTTGCCAAGATACCAGGCTGGTAACAGATAGGATGCAAACTCAGACTTAGTATGACGAGGGGGCATATTAATAATAAGACGTTTAGTTTTTCCATTGGCTATCTCCTCAAATTTTTTAGCCATAACAGCATGGTGCCTGCCGTGAATAAATCCAGGCCACATGACTTTAACGAACTCCATAAAGGACACTTGCCCTTTTTCTCTGGTCAGAGAATCCTGATAGGCTTGTGCCATCTCCATAATACTGGCACGTTCACCTTCTCCAAGGCTGGCTAGGATTTCTTCTAATTTACTCAATGTGATGCGCCCGAATGTACTTAGGACGAATAGACCTTGGAACCCCTTTGATCCCGCTGCACATACCCAAGGCAACCAATCGCCACATTTTGCGGCAGACATTGCCCCGACTACGCTCGCCAGTCAAATACATAATGTCGTCAATCGATGGACCAAACCCGTGCTTTTTCCAGAACGAGTCAATCACCAAAAAGATTTCTTTTTGCGCTGGAGTCACAGTCGTTACCTTATGCCTTCCCATATTGAGCTTTACGAATAGCCGCAATCGCATCAAGCAGTGCGTTTTCTTCCATGACTTTTTCTTCTATCAGATGATCCTCTACCCAAGAAATAATCTGCAGTAAGGATTCACGGTCATGATTAATCAATACACCAATCGAACTCATGGCTGCAGCTCTGGCACGAACTATTTTCATTTCATTCATAAACCCATCCTGTTTAAAAATAAAGGCGAAGACTCCCCTACCCAAGCCTTAGCAATATTGACGTCAAAATGCAACCAAGCGGTGTCTTCATCCATATCCCGCTTAAGGATCTCAATGACCTTAGCCGTGTCATAACAAATAGCCTGGATTCCAATACGCTCGACTACGCCTATGATTGCCTCATCAAAGCCGTCTAAGGTTAGCAAATCTGGATACTCATTTTTAATTTTTAACATGTTTCATCCAATCGGGTTTTTCTTTGTTCTCAATCTTTTTAACCTTAACTTCAAACTTTTGTTTGTTCCATTTTTTTAATTTGTTATTTAATTCCCGCAAGGCTTCCATCTCTGGTGAATGGTAGTTAATTAGTTTTTTCAAAATATACCCCCCCACCCTGTTTTTGTATAGAAAGTTGACGGGGGGTGTTTCACGTGGAACATTTCTTTATCACTCGGCATTTTTTGTACCCCCACCCCCAAGACCGATATCCTTATTAGGGTTAATACTAGTTGACTCGCAAGTGTCTGATTCTAAAGGAGTTGTCACTGGAACAGGTGTTCCAGTGAGATTTGGGGGCGATCCGATGTGTGGAATACTATGCAAGACTCGCTCCGAGCCGACTGCCGAATTTTGGGGGTCGGGGTGTCGTGGGTCGGCTAGATTCCCGTTTGTCGATGCCACCACCTCTGCGATTTGTTCCTGTGCATCCGCATCATCATCATCTATTGGTTCATTGGTGTCTACATCATGCATCACATTAGCTGTTCCAGTTATCTCTGCCAGTAAACTGTCTGCATCATCCACCGCCACATCCGTTGCACCCTGACTAGATATTGCCAGTCGAATAGAGTTCAGTAGTTTGTCCTTCATCTCCTGTGAGTTAGTGACTTGCACAATCTCTCTGCGTTCTGTGAACAGTGCCACCTCTGTTATCTTGCCCAATAGTTCCAATGCCCTAAGCTGTTGTGCGGGCGGGACATCAGGGTCGAGTGCCTTTTCCGTTATCTTGTGGATTGCCAATGCCCTTAAAGAAGCGGGCGTAATATATTGATTCGCTTCCAAAGCCACCCTAAATGCCTCAATCTGAGTGGCAATCGCTGGGTTCTTTGTGAGCTTTTGTGCTTCTGCTGACTGGGTTGATGGTTTGCCCTTAGTCTTATAGGTCTTCCGATACGCACCAGTCTTGGTATTCCCCATCGCTACTTCCTTGGCGAATGCCCTTTGTTTGTGGGTAAGTTTGGTCGTCTTCGCAGTAACCGCACCCAATAGAATAGTATCAATAGGCATTGCTTCAAGCCCTTGTTCTATTTCTTTGCGTGTTAGTCTTTTCATAGGAATCTCTTGATAATCGGTATACCCGTCTATTCTATGCCCATAAGGGCGATTCTGCTAGTAATCTATTCTTCTACTCTCTCCTAGTGTATTACCTCTCTCTAGTGCTTTACCCCTTGGGCTGTTGTGCTTCGCACCTATCCCGATTTTAAGCCTGACAATCCCCGATTCAGGCGAGCCACAGAGCCGTGCTTTATGTTTTTGTGAGCCTTGATACACAAGCAAGTGCTTCTACGGACTGAGATATCACCCTGAGAGCCTTATTCTACGAGGCATAAAATATATTTGCAAAAATGCTTGACAGTCAATTAAATAATGCTTGACAATGAAATTGTCACTCACCTGATGACTTACAAATTAACCACCTGTTAGGAGTTTAATAATGAATTTTCTACCATCCCTAGTATCACCATTGGATATCCATGACTGCATTAAGCATTGTGGTATTCGCTACACCTTTTGGAGATTGACTGAGTGCGATAACTGCTCGGTTGGTCGTGCCATCTACTTAATCCTGTTAGCCATCTAAGGGGAATCACAAATGACAACTGTTAAATTTACCTATGCCGAAGACATTACTTTGGACTCTGTTCTTCTAATGCCAGTCAAAGGGACTTCTCACGATTATGAGCCTGTTGCTATTCATTCAATAACTACTGGTTATCGGACTTTTAATTTCAATGATGGTCTGCTAATTGCTGACTTTGACTCAATGGTTTTAACTCAACAAGGGGAATCACATGACTGAAGAACAACAAAAAATCATTCAGGCAATCAGAGCCTACGCTAATGTTTTTTATAACGAGGGTTGGGACATTGTAGTAGAAGCCTATGACGATAGCGACTTACTGGCTGAATTGTCCATAAATGGTATGGATGTCGCTAAGACATTCCAATCACTGCAAGCCATGATTGATATCCGTGCCGACATGATGGCTGAACATCAAGCCGAAGCCAAATCATCTTATTAACTGGAGATACTTATGAGCAAAAGCAACTATCACAATGCCAGTAAGACTGTTGTAGCTACTGCCATTCTTGACCGCCTGATTGATAACTATGAGGGCAAAGGGGAATGGATTGACGAATTCTATGAGATAGCTGAACTGATTGGCGAAGCCATTGGCACATCACCGAACTTTAACCGCATCGAAGAAATTGCTATGACCAATGGGGTTATTGAAGACGACTACTTTGAGGGGCATGAATAATGACTAAATGGAAACATGAGATTGACTTGGCTGACCTGTATGCCAAATTTGAAAGTGCTGACATCGATGGTCATGAAATGCTGACCTGTTTGCACCACGCATTCAAATCGTTCATTGATGCTAACCCTAAAACTGCTGATTACATTTACTTCCGCAGTTTTGAGGATGCAGTAGACGAACTTGCATCGACTGACGATATTGATGAAGCTGACTATCTGCTAGACACCATCTACGACTTTGCCGATGC